TGGAGACGGCGTACTGGGCCGCGAAGGGGCGCCGCGCGAAGGCGGAGGCCGCGGAGCTGGCGGAGAAGCGGAAGGCGGAGCGCGCGGCCAAGCGCCAGGCCGCCCAGGCCGTGGGCGTCCCCCGTCGTGGGACGGCCGCGCCGAAGACCAGCCGCCAGGACCTGAAGAATATGTCCGCCGCGGACCTGTACCGGATGGCCCAGCAGATTCACGGCCGGTAGTTTCCTTGTCATTCCGGCCACTTATGGAATAGGATGGGCGCATACGTCAGGGGCACCCCAGCGCGGACCCCATGACGCGCCCGGCACTCCCTGGTGGGAGTACGCCACAGGACAACCCGTACTTCCACCCATAGGAGGCCCGCATGGCGCCCCCCAGTTCCGTACTCTCCACCACGCTGCGGCTTCTCCGCGACAAGCTGGTGGACAACTCCTTCCTGGCCCACCCCCTGTTCCGCGCCATCGAGGCCTCCGGGAACCTTGTCAAGGTGTCGGGAGGCTCCCGCATTGACGAGCCGGTTATCTTCGGTGACCACACCACCATCACGGAGCTGACGGGCGCCGGGTTTAACCCCGTCTCGATGGCCGTCACGGACCCGTTCAACCAGGCACGGTTCGAGTGGGCCAACTTCACCCAGCCGGTCATCCTCTCCAACATCGAGAAGCTGGCCAACAAGGGCGACCTGGCCGTGGTGAACATCCTGGAGTCCAAGGTCAACAACGTGATGTTGAGCCTGAAGAAGGAAGTGTCGAAGGCGGTCATCGCCAACACGTCCACCAGCATCTCCGGGCTCCAGACGCTGTACGGCGCCACCTCCGCTATCGGAGCCGGCTGGCTCGAGGGTGTGGCCGCCGCTTCCCAGCAGAACGTGGTGGGCGGCCTGGACAAGGCTGTGTACCAGAGCAAGAACTGGTTCAACCAGTTCTACAACAGCGGCGGCTCCTTCGACCTGGCCCACCTGGACCAGCTCATGATTGACTGCCAGGTGTACAGCCCGTCGGGTGACTTCCCGGACATCATCCTGATGTCCCCGAAGTGCTTCGCGGCCTTCCAGGCACAGCAGCAGTCGTACGTCCGGTACACCAGCGAGTCCGACCGCTCCGGTATGGACCGCGACATGGTGGCCATGTGGCGCGGCGCCCGCATCTACGTGGAGCCCAACCTGGGCTTCACCGCGGAGAACCCCGCCGTCCCCGTCTCCGCCTACGTCCTGTCCTCCAAGCAGTTCCGGCTGTACGCGGACACGGATGGCTGGTTCGAGATGTCGGACATGATGCCCGTCCCCGGCACCGCCACGGAGGCCGCTATGGTCATGTGTCGGATGCAGCTCGCCACTGGCCACCTGGCCAGCCACGGTATCCTTCTGAACGCGGAGGCCTGAGACTATGGCAACCTCGACTCTCATCCAGTCCCTGGTCATCGGCGCCGACGCTGACCAGTCCGCGCGCTCCAAGCGCCAGACCTTCCTGGCCGGCGGTACCATCGCCAAGGGTGACTTTGTGTCGCCCGACACCACGAAGACCGGCGCGGACCGTGCCCTGTACTGCATCACCGTGGACACCAGCGGCGGCGCCGCTGCCCTGGGCGTCCCCACCATCGGCGTGGCCATGTCGGCCGCTTCGGCTGGTGACGAGGTGGTGGTGGTCATCGCGGGATACGCGGAGGAGGCCAGCGTGGCCACCGGTTCCACTGCGAACCTGGCCCTGTCGCTCGACACCACGACCAGCGGACGCGCAGCCATCGCGGACGCGGCGAACGTCAACATCGCGGCCATCGCCCTCGAGGACGCAGCGTCCAACAAGGCGGACGTGTGGGTCATCCCGTCCCTGTGACACTCGCGTAGCGTCCCCCGCGCTACACTGGCCCCGGCGGTTCTCCTGTGGCCGCCGGGGCCTTTCAGTACACGGAGTCCAGAGTGAACCTCGCAGACCTTCGCGCGTATGTCGGGAACCTCCTGGACTACGACCCCACGAACAGCACGTATGACGAACAGCTGGACAACCTGCTGAACGACGCCCAGACCCGGCTCCTGACAGACCGGGCCTGGCTGTTCTGTCAGCGGGAATCCACCGTCACGGTTCCGACGGACGCCACCAGTTCCTTCTCCGTCTCGAACGGCTCCGCCACTGTGGCCGGCTCCGGGTTCCCGGTGTCCACGTCCACGGTCCTCCCCGGCTCCCCCTGGGAGGGTGGGTCTGTCACCATCACGGACTCCAACGGCCTGGTGGGGGAGTACCGGGTCCGCTTCGTGTCCGGGTCCACCCAGTTGTTCCTGGACAGGGACTACGAGGGGGCCACGGGGACCTACGCTGTGACCATCAAACAGCGAGAGGTATACCTACCCGGGGACACGGCCACCATCATGATGGTGAACGACATGGACACGGGGCTACCCACTCCCCAGTTCCAGCTGTCGAAGTTCCAGCGGGACCTGGCCCGCCTTGACCGGGACCTCCTGGGCACCCCGGAGGCCTACCTACCCAGCCAGGGGGCCCGCCTTCCCGCGCCACGGACGACGCGCGGCGTCACTGTGGCCACTGTTGGCGCTGGCCGTGGCGTCCGGACCCTGAACGTCTACATGGTGAACGTGTGGGGGCCTGGGTCCTACACCCCCGAGTCCTACGGGCCTGGAGTGTCGGCCGGCCTGGAGTCCGCGCTGTCCGCTGTCCAGACCATCACCCTCCAGGATGACGAGGAACTGAACCTCACCCCGGAGACGGTCCCCAGCTCCACAGGCCTGTACCGGCGGTACTACTTCACAGCGCCGGCCCTGGGTATCAACGCTCCCCAGCGGCTCCGCCATGATGGTAGCGGCGGCATTACCGCCAACACGGACACCGTGGACCCTGCTGGTGGCGTCACCCTCGTCCCGGACACGCGGCTGTCCGTCCTCGAGGGCCAGTCCTTCCAGGCCAGCGCCATCCGGTACCAGGACGCCAACGGCGTCTACCCGTCGTTCATGCTGTACCCCCACCCCAGCGCGGACACGGACGTGTCCGTCCGGAGGCTGGTGGCCCCGCGCCCCATGCGGGAGGACACGGACATCCCGCTGGTCCCGGCGGCCTTCGCCCAGGCCATTGCCTACGCGGCCCTTGAACAGGTGACCCTGAAGCACGACAACCCCGCGCTTTCTTCGGTGTACCAGCGGAAGCGGACCACCCTGACGCGGGAGATGGAGGCCAGGTACCTGGGTCAGCCTCCGCGGCGCATCCAGCGCGGCGGCGCGGACTTCCAGGTGTACCCCAACATCTACGGCCCGCTGACCTTCACCCCGTAGGACGCCATGCAGGGAATCACCCAACAGTTCCGGGAGCTGGGCGCCATCGTCGAGTTCCTACCCCAGCCGGCGGACAGCTTCACCCGGCTGGAGAACGTGACAGTGGACCCGGCCACCTTCGGCTGGTCCACTCGCGTGGGGTTCGAGAAGTATCGGCCTGACCCGGCCGTGGGCTTCGAGCCGTTCCACACGCTGGGCCCCATTGACAGCTTGTTTGTCTTTGAACAGCTCCCCGGCGGCCGGCGCTACTCCATCCTGTTCGAGTCTGGCGGGACGCTGTGGCTGTACTGGGAAGTGGGCGCGAAGGGGACGAAGTACGCGCTACAGACTGGCCGCACGGTCCCCGCTCCGGGTGAGGCCGCCAGCCAGTACACCGTGGTGGGGGACTCCGTGATGGTTACCAATGGCCGGGACACCCCCGTGGTGGTCCGTCCCTGGCCGCTCCCGGACACGACCCACGCGGCCACGGCCGTGGGTATCGGCGTCATCCGTCCCCTGGGCTTCTCCGCCAAGGCTCCGTCCGTAGACCTCCTGGATGTTCAGAAGATTGGAAGCGCGTCCGGGTCCGGTGCTGGAAGCGCCAACAACGTGACAGGGGACGCTGTGACGCTGTGGTGGCCAGACCAAGATGGCGCTATCGAAATGCCTAAGGCCTATGGGCTGGGTTTCGCTGCAAACACCAGCACGTCCCCAGATAAGGCCGCCGACTTCCGCTATTCCGTGTCCTTCCTCATGGAGAACGGAAGCGAGTCCCCGCTATCGGATGAAGCGCGCGTCACCTGGACGCTGGACCCTCAGACGAACGGATTCCGGTATTGTACAGCGCTACGTGTACCGCTTGGACCTCCCGGCTGTGTCGCGCGCCGCGTGTACCGGTCCCAGAACACCAGCGTGGACTCCCCAACCTACGGGGACACGGACCTGTACCTGTTGGACACAATCAGGAACAACACGGATGAACTGTGGTTTGACCCGTACCGTTCCACGGCTGTGGGCGCCCTGGCGCCGGCCATCACGGAGTCCGTCCCGCTCCCCAGTCCCCGAGCTGGGACCGGCGCCGTATACCAGGACTGCCTATTCTTGGATGGTGGCCCCGAGGACCCCCACACCATCTACTTCAGCCATCCCGGACTCCCGGACCAGTTCGGAGCGGCCAGCTACATCCGTCTGGCCGCTCCAGGTGGCGCTGTTGTCCGGCTGTTCAGCCACTACCGTGTTCTGGTGGTCCTCCGGGAGAACGGCGTGGACGTGGTGTCCGGGGACTTCACCACCGGCTTCCAGGCCACCACCGTCACGTCCCAGGTGGCGTGCAGAAGCCCCCACACTGTGGACCAGGTTCCCGGCC